ACAGCTACAACTTTACAGTTGAAAACTGCTTCGTCTATTTGGCAGAGCGCTGTAAAAAGCGTTTCGCGATTGACGGGATTGCTCGTGAGAGTGATTCCGTTGATCGTAGGGTCAGCTTCCACTAGTTGGGTTAAGGCCGCTACTGTATACGCTAGATTCGTCGTTGCGTTGGTCCGCAAGCAGGGTCAACGGGGGGCGGCGGTGTATCTCAAGGCTTGCAACTTAGTTTTACTAAGAGCAATTTCTGGAGAGCCACTTCCGTCTTCTCGTGACGCTGGTTGCGCGGTCTCGGTATCTCATGGGGGACTCCCCCGACTGATTCCTGCTAGCCATCGTGCTAGGATTAAAGGTGGGGATACGTCGGTGATTCGCTTTTGGTTGGCCCTCTTTACTCTTTATCGAGTATTGGTCTTCCGAGGGAAATTATCGATTAAGACTATCATTACTCCTGGTAAGGAGATCTCAGAGGATCTCATTTGGGACTGGAGAGATTTTGTAAATGAAATCTTTATCCGGTACCTATGGGATTGCTTTAAGATTTCTCGATTTTCGACCAAGTTAGTTTATCGATCCGACCGAACTGGACAGATCGAGGATAAACCGTACCCGGATGAATATGCCGAGTTCGCTAATCCTGCAGATCGCGCCAGAAGCTGGTGGGTCATAAAAGAGCTTGAATCGAAGATTCGACGGTTGTGTATTTTGAAGTCGGGTCCTAATTCCCGGGGTGGAGTGGTCTCGATCGCGAATGTGATTTTGGATGCGGTTGGGTGGGTTTCCCGCCCGGCCTTATTCATGCACCTTCGCGCTCTAGCTCATTACACTGGTTGCACTCATTATCTCGAGGGTCCGATCTGGCAGGCCGCTGAGGAGTGCTGGTCGAAAATTAAACATTATCGATCAGAAATCAGCAGTGGCCGTAGACCGAATCCAAAGGGAGTGGGTGCACCTGTCTCTGTTGGTTCAGCAGAGGATCTCGGAAAATTAGGTACTCGGGAGGAACCCGGAAAGATTCGACTTTTCGCGATGGTGGACATTTTTACACAATGGGTACTATCCCCGTTGCATCTGGCCCTCTTCGCAATACTTCGCCGAATCCCTCAGGACGGTACCTTTAATCAGGTAAAGCCCGTAAAGGATTTAGTGGAGCGTTGTAAAACTAAAGGTCAGAGACAGGTCTATTCATATGATCTGTCGGCAGCTACGGATAGGTTGCCCGTGGTGTTACAAGAATGGTTACTGTCAGTGTTTGCCGGGAAAGCGTACGCAGAAAGTTGGCGTGCGGTCCTTTGCGATCGGTCCTATGTTTTACCCCGCCTGTTTTCACAGACGTTTGGTAACAAGTTCCGAGTCGTGAAGTACGCCGTAGGCCAACCTATGGGTGCGTTATCTTCTTGGGCGATGCTGGCAATAACACACCATGCGATAGTCCAATTTGCGGCCTATCGTGTAGGGTGGCGGAGCTGGTTTCCTGATTATGCGGTACTCGGAGACGACGTCGTTATAGCCAATAACGGGGTCGCCGCTGAGTATGTACGTATTATGAAGGAAATCGGGGTAGACATTGG